ATTACACAGGCTTTCTTTGTTTCTGCTGCATAAGCAACTTGATAACCAACAAAAGACCAGACCACGAGATTGAGTGCAATTAAAAACTTTTTCATTTTTGTTCTTCCTTTTTAGCAAATTTTTCTGAGGCGGTAAAGCCTAATCCTGCAATTACCAAATATATCATCGAATCAAATAGTGATGGAGTTACTTTATATCCATATATGTCAGCAACAAGTGCAAAGCCACATACTAGAAATGCCAAAAATGTTATAACTCTTTTGCTACTGACTGAACTATTTTGTCCATCGGATAGCATGCTGTTCAACCAATTCATTTTATAACTCCGGCTGAGGTGGTTGAACTGGTGCAGCTTTGCCACCAAATCCTGTTACAACTGCTGGTGCAAATGGAGATGGTGCAGGTGCCGATGCAAAAGTAGGTGTTGTTGCACCAAAACTTGGTGTAGATGGTGTTGTTGGTGCAGGCGATACTGTTGTTGTTCTATTGGCCAACTCCAATGCTCTCTTTTGTGCATCTTTATCACCACCAGCCAACATAATGCCAGACAATGTACCTGTTAAAAATGTGGCGATAGGTATAATCAATTCAAAGAACTTTTGATCAATTGGTGAAATAGCATTGAGTGGTTGTGTAACAAAAATTAGTGAGTATAACACCACAAACACAATACCAAACAATGTAAGTGATAAACAGATACCAATAAAAAACTTCAAGCGAGCCATTAACTGCTCTTCGGTATACATGAAACTATCAGGTTGTTTTTCTTCTTTATTAAAAATATTTAAATTCATTTGCAATTCGCTCCTGTTACTGGTACGGTCGGTGTATTTTGTGCAAGAGGTTTATTACCTCCTGGTCCCAATCGTGGGTCATTTTGACCTTTGAATATGTGTTCTGGACAAGTTCTTGTTACGTCACAATATGGTAGTTTGCATATATCTTTATCCCAATTCGATGGGTCTTGGCAAGGATAACGAAAACGGTCGCCACTAAAATAAGCCAATGTCAATGGTAATAATAATATGAACAATATCCATTTCATTAACTTTTTATCATTCATTAATGAACTCCTAATACATGAAGTGCGTGTTCATAATGTTTAATTCTATCTTCAAGTCCAATGGTACCACCATTGATACGCTTTGTTAATGTGAGTATGTCGCCTTTGTCCGCCCATTGGTTTAGATTGTTTGTTTCCCAAAACCAGCAAGCAGATTGAGCTGCACCTTCAAATGTTTGTAGATATTCAGATGCTTGTTCAACAGGTATTTCAATTGAGGCAGCAAACCAAGAATAGTTTTCTTTACCTGTCAATTGAATTAAACCACGACCACAATAACGAAAACCATCACCAGATGCCTCATCGCCATTACCCATGCGATTAGCATAGATACGATTTGCAATTGCTTCTTGTTTATTTGGTTTGTTTGCATACTCATTCGCCAGTTCATCTGTTGGAAAATACTTAGCAAATAGTTTGCGTAGTGTTGCAGCTTTGTAATTTAGATTCTCTTTGAGAAATACAAAATTACCAGATTCGTGAGCGCATTGTGCTATAAAGGCTGCAATACGTTGTGGTGTATCAATGCCATAGTCAGGCAACAATTGTGCCAATGCACCGTGCCATTGGCCAATGTATGGATTCTTTGGCAGTAATTGCTTGAGTTGTTCTAGTGTTAAATCCATTATTTTTTAAACATCCCTAAAACTTTAGCTTTGATTGCTTTAGCCCAAAAAGGTTCTGGAAAATGCCAGCCTACAAATGCTCCTACTGCGATCCAAAATAGTGTATCTAACATATTTTTCTCCTATGCCATTAAAGAAGCCGCACTAATAGCAGCGTTGATGATTACATTTAATTGCTCTTTCAATGCCAATCCTTCAGCATCGTCAGCAATACCTTCCATAATATTAATACCTTTTAACAATTCTACATATTCTTCTTTACTGATTTGGCCTTGTTCTAGAGCCTTATTATACTCAATGATGTAGCTATTTAATAATTCTGGTGTCATCTTGGTTTGCTCCCTAAAACATGTTGAATGGTATCTGCTGAATTAATTACTTGCTGTAACTTTGTTTTACAGAAAATTGGTGAAATCTTTTCTGCTTTGTTAAAATAATCTCTTGTGTCTTTTGTTAATGTCAATAACTTGGTTGACATATTATTTGCATCTTTGTTTCTTGGTATGTGCATCGTAAAGTTTTTGAACTCTAACGATTTAATATACAATTCATTTACCTGTGTAACAACTAACAGATGGTTGCCACAGTTTTCTTCCGCTATCTGTGCCTTTGTTTTAATTTCATTCACTAAAGCGTATTCGGTCGTATCATATTTGGCCATAAAATAGGCATCAAACAAGGCACAACCAGACAAACTAAACGCAAATAGAACTATAAGTATTCTTTTCATAATTTCTTTTTATTTTCTTTCTCACGAAATTTATTATATTCTTTTAGTGCTTCTGCTGGCATGGGTTCAAAACTAACACCTACCGCCAATATACAATACTTTTGTTCTTCTACTTTTTCCGCAACCGTAAACGATCCTGTTTTTTGATTTACAAAAATTACAAGTGGGTTAAAAATTGGAACACCTAGCACAGGAGAATTCAATGCACGAATAAACGGAACTTCATCAAACTCACCTAAAAGCTTGTATATGTTTTCTTTGTTCACACAAGAGACCGTGCGAGATTCATTTATTACCTCTTGAGCAAATACAAGATTAGGTATCATGCACAAAAGGATTAGAAGTTTTTTCATTAGTTACACCATGATTGCTTTGCATCGCCAAAATACTCACGAGCAAAACCATTTTTAATTAAACCTGTGCGTAGTGATTGACCATCTAAAATGATATCACCCAAGACACGGCCACCAAATTTATCCCAGCCATACAACACAACTTGACGCTTGGTAGATTTGTTGACGGCGGCTTTTGTAAATTCACTAGCGGCTTTACCTCGTGCATCTTCGGAAGGACATTGAGCTCTATGTCCTTTTTCGGGAGTATCCACGCCGAATATTCGCACGGCAAGTTCTGGCTTAAGTGGTGCCGGTAAAAAGGGAGCCGCTATGACCACAGTATCGCCATCACTTACACGGACAATCTGAGCATCATAGGTTACACCTTGCGGAGTTTTTTGTGCCATTGCCATCATAGGCACGGCAAGTAATACTAGTAATAGTTTTTTCATTTTACACTTTCAAATATTTGTTTCTGTTGTTTATACCATAATTGCCATGCATTATATCTATCTTGTAGTTCATAATACAATCCATAATTCTCATTAGCATTTTGTAACAAATCGGCTAATGTTTTTTTATTCTCATTTAGAGGCTTTAGAACCGGAGCGGGCTCCATTAGCACTTGAGGAGCTTCTGGAAACTTTTGGCTCAACGGCACGGTTGTAGAGCACCCAAGCATCATCAGACAACTTACACTCAGCGTTAATAGCTTCCCTTTTTGCTTCAATATCTTTAGCATTCTTATTCACCTTCTCTTTAATCAACTCTTTATTCTTGCTAACTTCAGCTGCCAACTTCTCATTGGCTTTGGCAGATTTAACTTCTGCTTCTTTAATCTTTGCTTGCATTTCGGCTATTCTGGCACGATATGACATTTCTGTGGCATATCCTCCTTCAAAGAATACACCAATCACCAATAACACTATACCTAATTGTCTGCCAACCAAAGCGTATGGTTGAATTACAGGTATAAATCTAACAATTGATCCTATAAATGTTAATATAAGTCCAAGAATGACCAGACCATGTATTGCCCAATGTAAAATCCAATCAGGTATGAATGACAAAAACCACATTTTTAAGCCTTAGGCTGTTTTCTCCGAATCGACATTAAGATTGGAGTTTTTTTCTTTTTTAAATTGACACCAGGTTCACCATCTTTACCCACACCGATGCCTGCGATTGCACCACCACCCACAACATTAGCAATTCCATCTTCATTGACAGATTCCTCAGGTACACAATTTGGTACCATGCGATTACCTTTTTTCTTTAATCCAACAGCTTTATATCCTGTCCAACAAGCTTCAGTTCTCACATTGATTGGTGCGCCACGGCGTTCTGGATTAGGATCTTCTCTACGTTTTCTTTGAGCTGCAGAAGCACGAGCTTCTTTACCAATTGCATGAGCTTTGGCTTGAGGTAAACACTTTGGTTTGCCTTCACCTGGTTCTCTTGCACAATCACCTTTAATATTACCCTTGGTGTCCATTCGAACCCATTTTTGTTTAAACCATTTACGTAAATCTTCACCCAGGTGTTGTTTAAAGCTTTTCATTAACAGTTCCACTTTCTTAAAGCTTTGTTGATACGGCTATCCGGATCATTTGCTGTTTTAGCTGATGTTAATCGTTTTTTCATTCCACCCATTCTTGCACAAAATGATTTTCTGCGATTAGCTGCTTTGGAACCTGGTTTTAGTTTAGATGGCTTTGTTGTGACAGCCATTGATAATTTAGAACCTGGATTTTCTCTACGATATGAAGCAATACCTTTACGATTTAGACCGCCTTCTGGATCTTTACCTGCAGAACGTTGCCATGCTGGAGATTTTTCTTCTAAGTATTGTTTAAAAGTTTTCATATTTTTAGTAGTATCTCTGCGATATTGTTATCTAAAGGAATATCTCCGGTTCGTATATTCTTTCCGTTAATGCCATAAATCATATCCGGTAAAATATTCAAATACATCAAAAATGTTTTTAATACATCATAATCTCTTTGATCTATTTTATAAAACAATATTCTCGCTGTTGCTTCTGGTTCAAAAACATTATTCAATAAAATAATGTGATTTAATATCAGCCTTTCTTTTACAGATTTTGTAATTTTATATCTACGAAATAATCGTTTTAAATATTTTATTCTTTTAATATCACTTTCAAACTCCGACATCATACACATTGGAGAATTATAGTGTTTTACGGCATATATTAAAAAGTTTTCATCAGTCAAATTGTCAAACATATTATTATTTTTATTTCTCTCAAATTCAAATAATGATTATTTAAAAATAATATTATGGGTTAGCTGTATTAGCGATTGTTGTTGTATCACCGTCACCAGTCATGTTGGTTAAAGTAACCAATGTTTCATATTGAACACGACCAGCACGACCACCTTGGCCAGTAGTTTTTAATACCCAACCAGCATGTGCAACACCAGCTTGTTGGTTATTTGCTGTTTCAGCATTATCAATACCAAACAATCCAATAGTTTCACGAGAGGTGTAAACGTTTGCTGTTGTGTTTGCATACAACAAAGCTACGTTGGCTGCTGTTGGGGCTGAATAATTAGCTTTTACGTTTGTTGCGTTAACAATTGTTGAATTAACAGCCCAATATGGTGCATTGTTTGCGTTATCAATTTTTCCGTGCGATGACATCTTTTTCTCCTTTAAATGTCCGTTGTTAGTTATTTATCTCTTATGTTTTTTTGTTTTGATCCAAAGGAGGACCAGGTTTTCTCATTAATGGATCAATTTCCAGGGTATCTCTGTCCTGACCAGTTAAAGTTTTACCTCCAGTTAAAACTGCTGCGGCTTGTGGTTCTTTATCACTTATAGTCAACTTTTTATCAGCTCTTACCATCGATGGTTTTTTACCATAGGGAGTTTCAAGTTTATCTGTTTTTTCTTTATCATACATGATACCACCACCAGATTGACCATCAACACCTTCTTTCATGCCTTTCTTTTTATATAACGACTTAATCATACGAGCTGATTTAGACATTTCTTTTCTTTTATTGTATTTCTCATCAGCCGGTAAATCAACAATTTCCATACCTGTTGTTTGTGTAGCAGCATATGAATCTTGATAAGTATCTTCTTTATTAAGTAGTCTGGATATAAATGAAGCCTTTTTAGATGGGTTCTTGGCCAGAGTTTTTGGTTTAGGATTATAACTTGGAGTGCCCAAATTTACCTTAACATTCCTTTTATTTTTGATTGAATCTAAAGCAGCTTGAGATACATGACCTTGAACTCCTGTGGAAAAAACTTCCGACACATCTTCAGTTTCTTCTGATGTTGGTTTGTAGCCAGCTAAACGGTCTAAAGCTCTATTCCAACTTTTGCTATGGGATTTAATTTTTTTGTTGTGGTCTTTTCTGGTCATACCTGGTTTTTTCTCAGGTACAACCGGTTGTTGTTTTAACCAAGAAAATACTGTAGATTTTTTGAGTTCATCAATCTGTTCAACTTCTTCATCAATACCACTTCCATGAAATTTATGAGCAATATGCATGGCCAATTTTTCATGTTTTTCTTTTGGTACATTGGTACTTCTTAAATATGATAAAGCTGATTGGTGGACTTTATTATCATCTCCAGCATCACTATTATAAGGAGCATGTTCAGAGTTTGTCCAATTATTGAAATGGTGTTCAACTTCTGAACTGGAAACTTCATCAATCTGTTCAGCTTCTTCTTTGTTTAGATGTTTCTCTAAACGGTCAATTGCAGCAGTCATACCAGAACCATCTTTAGATTGTTTCTTCTGAATCTCATCGTGTTTCTTTTCTCTTTCAGCTGCAGCTGCACGAAACTTCTCTAGTGCTGTCGGTTTCTTTTCTTCAGAAAATGACCGTTTAGCCATAATCTTGGCTAATTTACTCATTGCTTTCTTACGGGGTTCAGCTCGTTTTGGATCTTTACTGGTTGTTTTCAGAACATAAGATGCCAATGTTTCTGGAGCCAACTCATCAAGTTGTTCAGATTCTTCTTTTAAACCTAAACGGCGAGCCTCTCCTTCCATAAAAGAGTGCAGACTTTCGAATTCGCTAAATGATTTAGCAATTTTAACTTGATACCATTCCTCTACTTCTCCACCTTTATCAATGTAATCTAAAATTTCTTCACAGGCATATTTAATAAAATGTAGTTGTGCCTGAACCATTTCTTTTTTTTCAGAAGTGTCATTCTCTTTAATTTTTTCTTCATAAAATCGCCTGTCATTCTGATGGTCTGTTTTCCATTTTGCAAACTCAGCTGATTTTGCATGAGAAATTTTTGTATCTTTTGTTACAAATCTAGGATTGATTCCTCTAGAATTTAAATATACACTTAGAAGCTTTTCTTCACTGGCTTCACTAATTGTTTTATTTTCTATCATTTTTAACTTTCAGATGTGCCTAATTTACCTAACATTTCTGTTCTAACTTTTTTTAATGCTGCTTTGGCCAAATCTCTTGCTCTGGACATTGGTGTATGAACTGCACCAGATTTGTCTTTAACATTACTCGGAATTCTTGTATATGGTTGTTCAAATGGAGGTGCATCATCCGTTTCTGGACGTTTTCCTTCTTTAAGCTTGAGTGATGAAGCAGTTTCATGTGATTTTCTTGCTGGTGTGTCATCTGGTTGTATTGCTATAGGTGTAGAATCTTTTGGTTGATGTTCGCCTTCTTTATCCAAAGGCCTAACTCTTATTTTATAGGATTTAAAATCATTTGATTTACCACCAGGCATGCGACCAATTAATGTATCGGTTGTTATGGCAGAAGAATCTTCAGTTCCTTCTTTCATTGCTTGTTTTGTTGCTGTGGCATACATTACTGATTTAGCATCTTTACCATAGCGTGATTTGAACCCAGCCAAACCTTTTTTCATTGACTTAACAATTTTTTCACGTTTGGCCATTTCATCATCAGTCATTTGCTTTTCGTCCAACTCAACTTCTTCGCTAGCATAAGCCTTAACGCTGTCGTGCGGATCGCCTCTCATCAGTTTGCGACCAATTGCTGTATCTACATTGGAACCTAATCCTAATTTTCTGATTTTATTATCACGCCTAAATTTAGAACCCAATTTAGCTGCATAAACTTTTGCCTTAATTTTATTATCTCTTGCTTGTTCGGAAGCTTCATCCAATTCTTCAGCTTCTTCTTTCTTCATTGATTTTTTGAAACTTTTATTCAACATAGGAAGTAAAGCGCTAGTGGTTTGTTTGACGGTAGGACTTTTTCCTGGTGCATTTAAATCTGTTGGATCTTTTTTAGCGGAAGATTTAAATGCCTTCGTCAAAGATTTACCTTCTTTACTATCAGGATGTGGATATGTGTCCATTTCATTCACCTGTTCAGATTCTTCTTTAACAGATTTCCAACCACCACCCATTGCTTTGTATTTTTTAGAAGCCCAACCATTGGCATATGCAGAAGGATAAACAGCAAACTTAGATTTGGCAGCCGCTTTGGCACGAGCCCATTTTTCTGGACTTGTTGGCACATTCTTCTCATCAATCTGTTCAACTTCTTCATTGCGTGCTTTTGCTAGATTTTTTGGATCAGAAATAGAATCTTTTGAACCAGACTTTACTTCAGCTGGTGTTAATGGTGCATCACCACGAGCTTTGCGAACATAAGCAGGAATATCAGAACGCTTCATGCCTTCGATTAATTTCTTTGCAAAGTACATATCTTCTTTGACTTTCTTTTTGCTACGGAGAATAGCAAAATCATGAGCGTCAACTTTATTATTTTTATTGGCATCAATCTTATGTTGGTCACCCTTTAATTCTTCAGCAACTTTCTTTTTGGTGGCTAATGCGGACTTCATCGGCTCTTTTTTGTCGCCATCTTTATCAAAGTCTAAGTAATCTGGCTTGGCAGCTTCGTCATACTTACCTTTTGTTTTTTCATGTTCTTCTTTATCTTTCTGTAACAATTCTTTTGTTTTAGGACCTTTAAGGTCATCAACTGAAGATTTGCTTTGGTCTTGTTTGGCCTTTGCAGAATTGCCATAACTACGGCCATATACTCTCATGCCTGTAGAAGTGGGTTCTTTGATGGGACTGGCTTCACCAATAATGTTTTTAACAGCATCTACCAAAGATTGGCTTACATTATTTTTTGTAAACATTTTTTTCTCCGTTGTTTTTCTTCTTTTTAATTGTTATTGTTTGAGTTTGGTTATCCGATGGAGTAACCATAGGCTCTTTATTTGAAGCACCACCAAGTGTGCCACCAACACCCATGTCGTTGGCACCAGGATCATCTATTGCTTCTAATACTTTTCTAAATTTATTAAATTGCTTTTGTTCTCTATATGTTACATCGCCAAGACCGGACATGGGATATACTGTTCCCTGCTGGCGTGTATCGTATTCTGGACCTATTCCGGTCACATTTCTAATTCTTTGGCTTACCGACTGTATGTCGGTAAACCGTTTTTTGCTTACTTTTTCTTTGTCCTTGGAGAAATTGGTTTCTTTGGGGACTGGCGAGATTTTGAGGACTGGCTTTTGGGCTTCTGTGTAGGTGCGGAAGTTGTAGCTGCCGCCTCGTTTGTTTGCGTTCCACTTGATGTCGTCTGCGTTGGGGTCGCTGGCTCGATTGTCGGCTGGGATACTGTCGAGTCCGTTTGTTCGGAGCTCTGGTGTGGTTTTAATTTTATAAAATCGATTAGTGCTTTTAACATTTTTTTCTTCCTTAAATAATGAAATATTTCTATTTTTCCAATCACTAGCGATATCACTTATATTGCCAGTATCCAAGAATTGTTTAGTAAATTGATATACTTCCGTAATGTCCTCTTCCTTGGTATCTATATCACCGGTATTATCGAAACCGATAAAATCCACAAATGATTCTCTGAAATATTTAGTATTTTCTTGACATTTCATCCATTTATCATACCGTACAGACTCCACCATCATTCTAGACAATGCTGAGTTTCTCTCCTTACTAACTTCATTTGTGGTATTGACAAAAATCATCATTGTGTCATACCCCAATTCTTCCAATTCTTCTTTTATATATGACAATTTTTCAAAATCATCAGCTGGTCCGTTAATAATTAATGGACCCCTTCTACGAATAGATTCTCTACGGAAATCACTTGTTTTTTCTGATAGTTTTTGTTTATCACTCAAGTAATCTCTGGCTTGAACAAAATTCAATTCTACAATTTTGGACTCTGCAATGGCTTCACGGATTACAATATCTTTACCAGAACCTGGACCACCAGTCACAAAAATGGCTTTAAATTGGCCATGATTATGTGCTTCATGTAGGCCCATACCTTTGCGTGTATCGTGCATGAGGTCTTTTGCATGTTTATCTGACACATGATCAGGAACACCTTTTCTAAATTCTCCAAAGTTTTTATTTTTGGCGTGCTCTCTCATTTTGGTGCCTGACATTCCGGTGGAACCTTCAGCGTCCGGATCACGGTGGCCAGCAGAATGAACAGTAATTTTTTTAAAATCGTAATGGCCGTGTTTACCTTTTACACCATTATATTTGTGTAGTGAATCTTTGAACTCTTTAACACGGTCAGAACCAACAACCACATGAAGGTGGGTTATACCTTGTTTGTGTAATTCGGCAGCATGATGAAAGATAGATGGATGTTCTTTTGAGGACGATTTTAAATTAGTACCTGGTGCATATCTTTTTAAATGTTTAACTTTAGATTCACCAGACAATGGATTTTTTTTAGAATCTTGTGAATGAGATACCACAACAGTATGACCTGCATTGTTTTTATCTGCAACTTCTTTGACCTTATGAATAAGTTTAAGGTGTCCTGTTGTAGGAGGATTCATCCGACCAAAAGTCATCACATGATGTTTCTGTGACGATTCATCTTCTTGAACTAATTCTAAAAATGATTTCATTTTGTCTTTTTAATGTGAAGCGGCCGGAGTAACGGTATAATTTGATGTATCGGATTTTAAAGCATTGCTATTTGTTTTTGGTCTATAGTGAGCTAGTGCTGTATGTGAACCATTTTTTTCAACTTTATGTAGTGTTACTGTAGCACCGTTTCTAGATACAGCATATTTTGATTTTTTATTATTAAAAACTTTATTTAATGGATGTTCACTTCCGGGTGTAACAGTAGATTTAATTTTATGTTCTTCGTGACCCATCACATGAACTTTAGACCAAGGCATTTTGGTATTTGGTGTTAAATGTTTTTTTAACATTTGGCCAACCATTCTATGTCCTTCATCTCCAGTATGGTGTAATAAATGATGTATATGATTATGTAATTCTTCAGCAGTATCTTTATGTACTGGTTGAGCTAATTTGCTTGCCTTTTGTTCAACGGAAGAATGCTTTGTGACATTTTCTTTTTTTCTAACGGCATCAATATGTCTACCCCTCTCAGCTGCAGATTTATCACCGTGACCCATTTCACTATGAACTTTTTTTAATCCTTCTCTTGCAATTTTTTCAGTTTCTAATTTTCTTGTTGGGTGGTCTAACATATGATCCAAATGTATTGCTGGATTTTTAGTTGTTATATTTTTAGATTTTTTGGACGATTTTAATGAAAATCCATCATAATTATGTTCATGTCCGGCACCAAATTCTTCCTTTAAATGGCCAGGAACATATGTTTTTACTGTGATGTCGGATGGATTTTCTTGAGTATCGTTATGTTTTCCTTGTGTGAATTTTCCAATATCTCCTTCTTTAGATGTGTGTCCAACTGCAGCAATTTTAACGTGAGGACCATGTTTTTGTTTTAATGTTTCTATAATTGAACCGGCTGCTGCTTTACCGTGGGCTTGTCTTAACCTAAATTCTTTTTCGTGTGTTTTATTTGTTACATATTTCTTTTTAATGTCAGCTAGAGCTTTTACATGTGAAGTTAAATCTTTTTTATGTTCTGGAGTTCCATAAGTTCCATGTTGTGTATGCATATGATGAATTAAATGTATTGCTGTGGAATGTTCTGTTGTTTTTCCTGAAGGATCATTTCCAAGACCTTCTTCTTTTTTTTCTTCTCTTAGATGTCCTTCGTGATTTTCGTGACCTGCTTTTTCTAATTCATCTTTGGTGGGAGTATCAGCATTATGTTCCCAATGAACTAATTTTGTTATATTATTTAAATTTTTGTTATAAAAAACAGCATGAGAACCGTTAGTATTATTAAAAACATGAACATCAACTTTATGTCCATCTTTTGTTGTATATGTATGGTGTGGTTTTAAATTTGAAAAATCGTGGTCATCACCAAAATTTTCTTTAATTAGTCCGGCACGGTCAAGATATATTCTTAATTGTAAACTTGTCATTTTCTTACCTTTAACAAATTTTGTTTAGCAAATTCTGCACGGTTAACCAATTTGGTTGGTTCATTTTCGTGGTGAACCACAAAGCCTTCAGGTTTAGATTTTTTGCCATCAATATGGTGTTCATAATGACCTTCATGTGTTTCTAAGGATTTCACCAAAGCATTTTTGGCTTGATGTAAATGGTGATGCATCGACAATAAATTTCCATAATGAGCTTTGTGTTTTTCAACATGAGAAATTTGAGATTGACCTTCTTTTGTTTTTTCAGATTTTGATTTTTCAGATTTTACTTTTGCGGCCTGCTTTTCATGAACGTTGTGTATATGTTCTTTAAAACCTTTAACACTCGGAACTTCATCATGTTTTACTGTTTTGTTTATGTATGTTGATAGGTGGCCAGCTTCTCCACTATGTTTTGGATGAACGGCATCATACATCTTGTGACCATGTGTGTCGTGTATTTCTTTGGCTGCAGCCATATGTTTTTGAAAATGTTTTTCATTTTCGGCTGAATGTTTTACTTTGCTTGTATCATGTTCTGCGCCATGAATATGTACATCTGGATGTTCTTTGAATTTGCCCATATCAATATGTGGAGAAGCGTGTTTCATATCATCACTATATTGATGGTGAACAACAACACCAACTTTGGACTTTTTAATCTTTTCTGCTTCTTTACCTTTGGCAGTATATGTGATTGTATTGGGAGTAAACGAAACATCACCTTTTGCTTCTACAATGTAACTTTCGTGTAAGGTCTTTGTGTCGGCATGATGCATTAAATCACCTTGATATACGCCATGTTTTGGTGTAACTTTTGGTAAATGTTTTAATGCGTGTTTGAGTGTTTTTGCTAATCCTGGTGCATGACCATGATTTTTATCGATATCTTTTTCTGTGTGATTAATCTTTGGATTTTTATTGAAGGCCGATTTTGTTGCAACAAAAAACTTACCATTCTTAGGATGGTGACCAAAAACAATTGATGGAGAACCGTCATATTTCATCGTGAGATTGGTGTTTTTATTTTTGCTGATTATATGTTGATGAGCAGCCATCAAAGCGCCATGTGCATGTTCAAAACCAGCATGGCCGTGCATTAATGGTCTATCTTCAGCATGATGAATATGTTTGAGTTCGGAACTTTGTTCCGATTCTTCAGTTAAGAATGACTTAAATGATAACATTGAATTTCCTTTGGATTTGCAACACACTATGGTTGCCGATTTGCTTATTTATACAACATTTAAATCTTGATGGCTAAACTATAAGGATATTCGATTCGATATATACGCCGCCGGATTGTTGGATTTAAAACAATTTTTGTGTCCAAGTTTTGGGAGTTTTCTCGGAAATAATTTCCAGTGGTAGGTGATACTCAAAAGGTCTTGTTCCTCTTGAGTTTATATAATCAATCTGTTTTTGTAGAGATTGTTCCAATGAAATTTTTGTTTTATAACCAAAGAAATATCTGATTTTATCGGCTGAACAGTTGGCGTGTTTTACCTCTTGTGGTCGACCTGGCATGAATACTGGATTTAGTTCGAAATTCAACAGCTTGGCAACAACTTGAGCCAGTTCCAAAATGGTTACCGGATTCTCATCAGGTCCAATATTGAATATTTCTCCAACCGCTTTAGGATTCTCAGCAAATTCCACAAGGCAGTCAACGTCATCTGATATATCAGAGAAACATCTGGTTTGTGAACCATCAGCATAGATAATAGGTTGGCGGCCTTGCAACATCAAATTAATCATAATACTTGCCACATTTCTAAAGGGATCATCATACTTCTGACGAGGGCCAATGATATTGTGTGGAATAGCAATAACTAGTTCAATACCGTGTATCTCGGCAAGATTTTGTAGTAGTAATTCTGTACCATACTTTGCAATACCATATGGGTCTTGTGGTTTACAAGTCATATCTTCGGTGAAAGGAACTCTATCTTGTGTTCCATATCTGGCCATTGAAGAACAATGAACAAATTTAGGAACTCCGGCTTGAATGGCCGCAGTTATAGCATTCACAGCAATTTGCGTTGTGTTCTGAACAATTAATGATGGAGAAAAAACCGAGAGGCCTTCATATGCTGTGCACGCTGTATGATATACAACATCACATCCGGCCATCATATTTTTTAATTTAGTAAAATCTATCAAATCTTCTTGGTAGAATTCTACTTCATCCGGAACATTATCTCGATATCCACCCAATAGATTATCAATACCCGCAACTTGATATCCTTTAGATAAAAATGCATCAGCCAAATGTGATCCTAAAAAACCGGCCACGCCAGTAATAAAAACTTTTTTTATTGCCATTTTGTTCCCTCAAAATCTAACCAATATGTTGTCATTTTGCCTTTTCCTTCTAGTAGATAAAATGGTAAAGTGTGAATTAATCCTCGACTGGATCCATAGTATAACAGGTCTTTAGGTCCTTTGTCAAGAGCCCAAGCGAAATGGCTTGAACCTGTATCGCCACCCACAAATATTTCAGCTGTTGTGATGTGGTAATAGTTTTGTACAAAATTAGTAGAATATCGCCAACCATCAAACGGACATCCTTCTGTAGGCTCACCTTTTTTACAAATTATTTTTTCGTAATCTTTATATTCTTCGGTAGAATATTTGGCGATAATCTGTTCATATACATTCTTTGGCCAGTTACGCCATTGATTGTAAGGAGCATCAAATAATGGAAATACTGCAATCTTCTTTTCCATTGGTGCATTGTTTGGTATTTTTATCAAGTCACCAGATATATCTCTGAAATCCCAAACATTGACTTTTCTCCAAGGTAATGATTGTTCACCCGGTTCTGTTGAAAAATAGTTAGTCATCTTCAACATTATCTCATAAAATGTTTGACAATGTGTGTCAGAGCTAACATTACCTGGCTTCAAGTGGAATTGAATTAGTGGATTGTTGTTAACTTTTCGTATGTGCTCTAATACATTAGCAACGCCAATCATGTCACCATTACGAACTGTACCAAAGGTGCCTGCTTCAATATTAATAATCATAATAGTGTTTGCAATTCATTTGCATGAACAAGTTTAGCTTTTCGATTCAAATAGAAATGTTTTTCAAATATTTGATTGATGTTCTTGCCATTATCCCACGATACATCATCACCAACTCTAAATTCTGGTTTCCAATCTTCTGCTTTCCAAACACAATATAAAGGAACATTACATAGGTCAGCGAGCATACCAACACCAGTAAAGTTTGTGATAAATGGCTTCTTTAAATTTTTAATAATGTAAGCATTCTCCAACATTGGCCGATTAAAATTAAGAAACTCACAATCTTTTAAATGTGATAGTATATGAGTTTCTCTGCGGTCATCAATATTACCCACCGCCCAGCGGTCACCAACATAATATGCATCTTTCACAGTAATATTATATTCTGGTGTTTTTACTGTGAAATCATCATCAACTTTAAATAACATTCTGTATTTGTCATTCAACCAATTTTCATAACGACAAGTTTCTATTGGTCTATTCGGATCTTTTTTATCCTCTCTAATTGGCCATGAACTTAAATTAATGACATCACCATACATAAACAATTCGTCATCAAAAGAAACATCAGTAAATAAATCTTGATAAAGTAAAAATTCTTTAATGCCATTAAATTTACGCATTTCACTTTTAATCACAAGATCAAATTTAGCAACATCTTTACTTATACCAGCCAAAACAGGCATGGCATTTAAAAAATCACCTAGATTAGAGGTACCACTAACAAATATTTTCATTCAGCAAATTCCTTAAAGGCAACAAACCAGTCCGATTTAGAAACTGGATGTAATTCAAACAATTCTGGTTTTTGTAGATAAGACATTAATAGTAATGTTTGGTCGTCATCAACTAAATCATTTTTAAGTAACTCATTTATGCTATGATACACCATTTTTTCTAGTGTTGGCCACATTTCTTTTCCTGCAACAATACACGGGCCTGTTACATGAACATCATTGTTAAAAATAACATCACTAATATATGTGTTGGGTGTCCACTCTTTAATATTGAAGAAATGTATTTTATTTTTATCAAAAGGATATTTCCATTTCTTAACACCATTGAGTGTTGATTCTTCTCGGCAATAACCAAAATCCATCCATGCAACAAGGTCGGTGGTAATTAAATTATTCTCAATTGCTTTTGAAATGAAAGAGGATTTCAATGCATTGACAATAACATAGTCAGCATTCCAATACTCTGGATTGCGATTTTCTTTAAGATTAATTTTACTTTGATATTCAGGATTTTTTTGTACCTTTGAAACTTTTTCTCTTAGTTCTTGAAAGTTATTTTCGAAATCAACTGTGAGTATATCGGTAACTCGGTCTTGCCTTAAAAATTTAATATCATTGACGAATTCTTTTGATGTGTATACAACCATAGGATTTTCTAATTTAGCCATGTGACCAAATCTTTGTAGGTATGTTTGATTTGTTCGATGTAGATAGTGTGGTAAACCTTTATCTGGTGTCCAGTCACCACGGCCAATATCAAAGAAGGCAGTTACAATCGTTATGTCGTTCATATCCAATAATATTTTTTATAGTTATTAACAATTTCTATTTTTTCTGGTTGTTCATTTACAAATTTATCATAATCATAACCATCGTTTTGATGGTGATGAGTATCTGTCATATAAGGATTTACTGAATAATTCTTACCGCATAAAAAATAATATACAACCATATAACAATCCATATAACCCAAAGGATTATATTTTATTTGAAACCAATCATGATTTTCTTTAAACCACTCAACCACTCTGTCATAATTGTTTAAGAAAGTTGAAACTTTAAATATAGAACCTCCACCACAACCATACTGATCAGTTAAAGGTTTCGTGCCAGAAAAAGATTCAATACTATCTATAATGAAATCAGGAATCACATTTCCAATGCGAATGTCATGGCCTACCATTTCCCAATCATCTTCTATTGTAATTTGTTTTTTAATCCAAACATCATCTTCCATCATCATTATATGTGATGTGCCACATTTTTGGCAAGCTAGTTTAAATCTTTCTAACCACAATAATAATTTTTCTAAGTTATAACTAGGATATCCCACTTTGGTTCTAAAAGGATAGTAATCACAATTATTGTCGATTGCAATATCAGATAAATCATCTGCATTATCTGATCCCAAAAAGTAATAGGCATCAGGATAATATTTTCTCACATTCTCTACCATTTTTTCGGTAGACAATTTTTTACCAGCTGAAGCAAGATGACAGAAAGAAATATCAGGCATATCTCACCACAAACATAATAGAATCACTCATATTGGAAATTTCACGAGCATCAATAATCTCATACACCATATTATCAGGAACCAATTTAATATATTCTTCAGTCCATTCCATTTGTGCAATATCTTCAATAACAAATACTCCGCCAGGATTTAATTTGGACAAATAGATTGACAATGATTGTAAATGACTTTCTCTTGTATGTGGACCGTCATCAATGATAATATCAAAGTTGAATAGTGTTTTAGCAAACTCTCTCCGATAACCATCAGCGTAAGTTATATTGATTCTAGGAAATTTTGCACAATTTTCTTTTGCGCCAAAATCCATAGGATCTACACCGTATATTTGAGCTTTGGTGAAATATTCATGAAAAACGGCAAGTCCGCCTCCACGATGAACTCCAATTTCCAATAATTTAATTTCTTTATCTTTATAGTTTAAAAATTCTTTATCATAAAAGGCTGTACAATAGCGGTGATTGAATTCTTTATCTGTGCCAAATTCATAGTGTGTATCATTACGCCAATTGTTTTCAACCATAATATCAACTAAAGATTTCATTATTTTCTTTCAATGAGTGTCATGCCGTTATTGTTTGTTCTTCGTTCAACTAATTGCCATTCTGGATGTGTAAATAGAAATTCATCGATTGCGGGCCAAACTCCTCTTTCTCCGCCTTGTCCTCTATCACCAAATAATGTGGTATCGTGAAAGAAAATATATTTTTTAACTTTATGTGCATGTAATGCCAATTCCTGAACAACTTGTTCATATGAATGATAACTATCGACCAAAAGAACATCAGTAGGATCAATATTAGCTTCTAATGTACTCTGTACATGAAGTGTCACATTTCTTCCGCCAGCGATGGCCGATTTAAAATAAGCACCTGTTTCTGGATACACATTAATGTCATAACTGTGCATTTCAATATCTTGTCGTAAAAAACCTCTAGTACTTTGTGCATATCCTACACCAAACTCGGTTGCATGTTTACAACGAGAAGCTATTTGTGAAATCCAAGGCAGGTGTTCATGTATATCTGTATTTCTCACACAAGCTTCTTGGTATTCTTTTTCAAAATTCATTATTCGGTTCTAAAAGTAATTAAATCTTCTTGTTGGTATTTTTGTTTAATGTATTCTTTCCACACAGGCACTCGGTCATATTGATGTACGATTGCAAATGGCTCACCCAAAGATGTTTTAACAACACCATCTTCAAATTTTGGTTCTGGTTCTAATAGATGTGGTCTGAATGATTCAATTTTAGACGGATCAACGGTAGTACCAGCCTGACAAGCCCATCCATCCAGTTGTACAGCAAAACGAGTTATATCTTTAAATGGTTGTGTTTGAATCAAAACATTATATACAGCCTGGTCACAAATAGGAATAGGCCTGTTGATTGCATTAAATAAAATATTGAAAACCATATCTTTTACATATTCAGAAACGCCACCAATGGTTCCAACATTGTATATTTCGTTATTTTTGAACTGCTCATGAACATATGGCCCATAAGCTTGCATAAGATTCTCGTTACCCCATGGTTCATCTTTATATCTCATACCTTCAGAACCAGCAACTAATTTTTTACCTTTAAGATTAAGTTCTAACCATGTAATTGGATTTGTTTGAAAGTAAACATCTTTGACATCTGTGGTAACCACATGATTGTAATTTTGCCAATTTTTTTTAAGAAAATCGTAGATTGAAAGAAATCGAGCCACATGAATTGGTGCTTTGATATCATGCATCTTAATGATGATGAAATTCCTTTTAACTAGTTCATCAATCGTTTCTTGTGAAGCATTACCAACAACCATGGCTTTGTCGCCAGTAAAACCACACTCATCAATTGATTCAACCCAAGGTTTTAATTGATTGTAGTTGTAATTAGTAAATGCACCTATGATTAGGCTTTTTTCCGCCATGGGTATTCTCCATTATATTTTTCATTCATTACTTTGTTACCATTCTCAAAGAATTCTGCATTGACAGAACCTTTACCACCATCTACTCTATAACACGTTGTATATTCTTTTGTACAATCAAATTTAGGAAAATGATGTGTTATTGCTTGTAGAAACACTCTATCTTGACCCCAACCACCGTGCCAAGCACTTGCAATTTTATTTGCTACTTCCGTTTTAATGAAATAACAATTAGTATCTATATGGTGCACTCCGTGATATGTTGGCCACTTACCTAATGATTCGCAATCATCAAAACAAACAAATTTACCTTCTTTATTATATATTTGTCGTAGGGAGTAACACCAATCCAAACTTCTTGTGTTGATTGTTTTAATACATTGTTCAATATGAGACCGATACAACCAATTATCTTGGTCGAGATATCCGACATATTCTGTATTGATTAGGTGTGTGAAGGCAGCATAGACACGGTGACCATAAAATCCATTGGCACCGACATTGATTGGTAAAGAACAAATGTGAACTCGTATATCATCAACAGTTGAACCTAATGATTCTATTGTTTTGTCCATGTGTTGGTCGCCATCAATAATAACATAACATTCTGTAGGATGACTTTGATTTAGGACAGATTCAACGGCAGTTTTTACCTCTGGTGATCCAGTGGTTGGTATAATCACGGTAGCGGACATAATTTAATCTCTTGTTAGTTTAAGTATCTTCTCTATTTGTTTTTCTATAATAGGTTTACGATTTGGCCAATATATGTATTCTTTTTCTCCGGTCGAATGTAACTTGGTGAGAAAAGGAACAATCAATTTTTCTACTTCTTTTAGTCGAGCTTTATAATCTTCTGCGGTCTCGGCTGTTTTATTGATAACAGAATTATATTCTTCTTCTGATACAGCAGAAAAACCAAAATCATCTTCTATATCAAATTCTTGTGCGAGTTTATCAAAATCAATTAATGGCATATTTTACTTTGCAATTATAAATGGTCCAGCATCTTCGGAACGAGATGATGTGTATTGGTATATAACACGCACAAATTTATCTGCGTTATCACCCCTATTAAACCAAGAGATTAACATAGGAATTAATTTGTTTGTTACCTCAGCACTAAGTTCCGTTCTCGTTTCTTCGTACATCAACCTTATTGGATCTTTTTCTTTTTGTCCAGCAATTTGTTTCGGTTTTTTTCCACCAGAATATTTCTTAGTAAAATCTTTTAACTCTTTCTTAAATTTATCATTCGATGTTTTAAATTGTGATAACCATTTAGAGGCAAAGCTATTATCAACGAGAGAAAGAGCATCAGCAAAAACATATTGTGATGATAAAGATCCGTGTCTAGCTTCAGAATTTTTATCCATATTGTTTGCTTTCCATCCACCACTCTCATCGGTAACATGCAACATTTGAATATATTTTGTTTTATCTTGTGACATATACAGTTTCAAATCTCTGGCGTTTTTTCCACCAGGTTTTCTTGGTTGCCAATCACTTAATCCATATGACTTCACTCTTTCTATTTCTTTTAATTCGTTTGGTCGGCTAAAATTAACCTTATAAATTTTTACTTCTTGAGTTTGTTTTTTTAAAGATAGTGGTAGTAAATTTCCAGTTGAAATCATTGAGGCTATAAATGTATTCAATGTTGAGAATGTTAAACCTTGCTTTTTCATTACCAAATTTTGTATATCTTTTTTTGCTTTGGGTGAAGCAAAGTATATGTCGGCAGGAGACCATTTATTAATATCACCAAATAATAATTTTCTAGCCTGGCCACTCTCAACTAACATTTGATTAATTTTCTTTTGATCATCATTGGCTTCTTTGAATAATTCTTGAATATTATCCATAACCTCTTTGTCACCACGCACATAAAAAACAGATGACCATGAAGGTCTTTTTATTGTATTAAATTTATTTGATATGTCCTCTAAATCTTTTATGAGTTTCTTTGCAATCTTTAAAGAAGAAATATACCAACTATCATCTTTCATTAAAAAATCTTCAATTTCTTTTAAATTAGTTGTTCCAGAATCAACGTGTGTTTTAAACGCAACGCCAATTTTTGCTGTTGGATAATTTTCATCCCAAAATCTTTTAAATACTTTATATGTTGGATAAAGCTTTTCATCAAATATCTTTTCAACTTTGGCGGCTCCCACGAAATCGGCCATGGCACAAAACAATGCTTGTGCGGATTCTGCTTTTGAGGTATCGTCAGCCATTTTTACCTAATAATTTGAATATCTTTACCTGAAGTCCATACCTCAAGTTCGGTTCTTAATCTACCCTCAGATTTAAGGGTTTCGTATCTATTTATAGCTTTACTCCGCCACCATTCGATAACATTATTCAATTCATGTTTATGATAGTTTTCACCAGGTAAAAGTTTATCGGTTTTTAGGTTAACATAATCAACCATATTTTTAAAACCATAATCACCAACATAATATCTTTTCTTTTCTGTCAACGATTTAGCCTTCTCAATCGTTAAAGAGAATGCCTCTGCTTCAGGTGATCCCTTTAAAGCAGCTTTAGTGAGAGCAATAATCTTTGTGAATGTTCTCAACTTTCTACTGGTGGTACTTTCATCACCACCCAAAATATCTCCGACTTTACTTTCAACATATTGTTTTAAATCATTATATGATTGACCGTGCATCATTGGTACTATATCGGATTCGGTAAGACCTTTGTATCGAATATATGGTTTCATACCATCATATTGTGATACCTGTTTTGTCGAACCATATAAACTGGTTGTTTCGAACAAACAAAGATTCATACCATATTTTTTATTACAGATTTCTCTTACTGTATGACTGGTACAAATGCCAGCCATTAGTTTACCACCTAGGTAATTAAAACCAAATGGCTGAGATGGTACAATTACGAATCCCATCATAGCAGAGGCATTGAATCGCTTGGATGTTTCTGTGGTTTGCGAGAACACTTGTCCAAGCATCTCATTGCGTGGTCGCATATAGATTACAGGTGAACCTAACCGAATGAAACCTAGAATCTTTCCTGAGTTCTTTTCTCTGACTGCCAATTGTACATTTCTGCCAACTGGTGCTTTATTGATATGTGATGATGTAATGGAAAGTAATGTTTCCCATGTTTGACCTGGTATTTCTACCACTTCAATATCCATATCATTGGGGTGCATTGAAAAATCTGAAAACAAATCATCTTCAGGTGGAAATATTGATGTTGGTATTTGATCGAGAGATTTTATTTTTTCCTCTCGCATGTATTGTTCTATGTCATTATAATTATTAAAATAATCATGAAAGACCTTAGCACAATACAAACCATTTTCTCTGGAGATTATCATACTTTAAAACCACTAAATGATTTCTTTTGTTTTTCTTCTCTTGTACCAAATGTGTTCAAAGGCTTATCGTGGCCAGCATCTGCGATACCCATTTGTGCGGCCTGTTCAACATCATATAGTTTCATTTTGGATCTATCAACACCAAGAGTAAATCGTTTGTGGAATGTTGGATCATTATATCTATTCTTTAATTGTTTGACCATGATTTGGCCAAGTTCTTCTAGTTCTTCAGAAGAAATCAAAGCAAACATTAAATCTGCGGTGGCGGGAAGTCCGAACGATTCACTCGTATCCTCAAGACCCGGATCACTGGAAGTAAATCCTGAGCGGGTAGTTTGTGTAGCAGATACAATAGGAACATTATACTCAACAGCAAGGCCACGTAATTCTTCTGCAATTGCTTTAACGTAGGTGTAGGAATTAATATTCGCACCAGCCTTAATGCGAGCAGAACAACAAATATTGAGATAGTCAACGAATATAATGTCAGGTACAAAAGACCTCTTGAGATTGAGTTCATTTAATAGTGTCCTAAAATGAATAGTTGATGCCGAAGCAGTTGGATATTCTTTGATAATTAATTTGCCTGTGGTCTTTTCACGGACACGATTAACTTTTTTATCATACATATCTTTTGGTAACTCAATCAAATCATCAATGGTAACATTCAATAGATTGGCATCAATTCGTTCTGCAATCTTTTCTTCACTCATTTCCAAAGTGATGTAAAGAACATTTTTACCCTGAACCATGCACGAAGCAGCCACATGACACATAAAAAGAGATTTACCAACACCAGTCCCCGCCAAAGCAATGTTAAGCGTCTTAGCTGGTAAACCACCTTTTGTGATCTTGTTAAAGTAGTCGAGGTCGAATGGGATTCGTTCCTCTTTTCTATGATAGAATTCATATCGAGCATCTGAGTCCTGTAAGTAGTCATGGCCAACGGAGTTATCAAAGCTTACTGCTAAAGCGTCCGATAATATCTTGGGAATCTGACCTTTGTCGTGATTTTTATCTTTGCCATCGAGAATTGAAATAGACCCCAATACTGCGTTGTATATGGCCTTCTCTTGGCAGAACTTTTCGGTCTTGTCAACAAGCCATTGAACTTCGGTTTCTGCCGATTTATTCTTTTCAATTTCTGATAGATACTCCTCGCATCTCTGAACTTCATCAGATGAAAGATTCCTCTTTTCTTTGATGGCAATACTAAGTGCTTCAATCGTTGCCGTGTTATTGTAAGTTTCCGTGAATGATGTAATTTCATTAAATAATGTTCTTTCTACACTATCACTAAAATATTCTAGCTTTAAAAATGGTAAAACTTTTCGTAAATACTCCTCATTATAAACGAGGTTCTTCAGTATCGCTTGTTCCAGCTTCATCAATTATTTCCTGTTCAATATTACTGCCCATAATTTCCACAAGTAAGTCGCCAATATAATTTTTAAACTTCTCGTCTTTTTCCAATTTTCGTGGTTTATCTACTGTAGATTCTAACACATCATAAGCAAAAAGTAAATACACTTGATCATTTTCTTCTTTAAACTTTACCTTACCATATTTAAATACGGTGTCTTTATAGAATCCTTCCAAAAATTTAATGTGTACCGCAGTGCCATCATTTTTTGGATAAATGAAACAATAATCAATACCCTCAGTCATCTTTCACCTCAAATCTCTTTTCTTGTATGGTTTTTTCTTTCCATATTTTTCTAGGATTACCACACATTGTACATTCAGGATTGCCACAGTCCATTGCATGGTGTTTGGCAAATTTGTGTGGTTCATCTACCGGCACGCCATGCGATTTAGCAATCTTAGTTTGTTTTTTAATTTGATTTTGAGTTTTTTGAATACGCTTAGAATGTTTTAATTTAGCATCTTCATTACTCATTTTCGGTTCCATTCATGGTAACAACTTCATCAAATAAATTATCAATACCGCCTTGCATAATTTCACCAGCTGCAATTTGATATTTTTCTTTTACATAAGTTTGAAACTTTTTACTTTTTAAAACTGGCATCCAAAAATCGGATGTGTCGGTTTCTTTGATACGGTATTTTTTATCCTGAATAACACCATCATCATCTACTTTCGAGTACCATCCATTAGAAGGCTTAATAACAAATCCACCATCGAGTGCAATATCAAGTAGCCCACTCCAACGGCTAACGCCACCGTCAAAAGATACAGAAACGGGAATTTTTGATTTTTCTTTGACATATCGTGACTTCTCTACATTGATAATGAAATTATAACCAACAACTTCTGTGCCTTCTTTTTCTTGTTGACGACCAATAATAAAAATGTTATCAGCTGAATAATATGAACCTGTTCCACCACCAACAATATCTTTAGGAAACATACCAATTTCTTTATATGTGTGATTCACCACAATCATTGGGACATCTTTCATTGTGAGATGTGGTGTTACCATGCGAAATAAACTTTTAACTTGTTTGGCACGGGACATATCAGCAACCGATTTGCCTTCTAGAGCATCTTCAACTTCTTTCTTTGAAGCTAAATTACCAATCGAATCAATAACAATAATTAACCTATCACTCCTTTCGAGATTGGTTAACTGTTGCATGATATCAAACTTTAATTGTTCAATATCAGTAAGAGGTGTATGTAAAACTCTGTTGGTATCAATACCAAAGCTGTCAAAATAAGACTGAGGAGTACCAAACTCAGAATCGTAAAATAATAACGCTGCATCTTCATATTTGTCCAAATAACTTTTTGCCATTAATAAACTAAAGGCAGTTTTAAAATGTTTAGATGGGCCAGCCCACATTGTAAGACCTGGTGTTAGGCCTCCATCTAAACGACCAGAAAGTGCCACATTAATAATTGGCACCGATGTGGGTATCATATCTTTCTGTGTAAAGAATTTTGATTTAGAAAGAATTGCTGATTCTTTAATACTACTGTTTTTTTTAATCTTGTCAAGTATGCTCATAATTTTCCTTTTTAAAAATCACCACCATCTAATTTTGTTGTCGTGTTCGCTTTTTCTCTGAAAGCAAATTCATCTTCATAATCATACTTAGGTTCTAATTTCTTTGGTTGTTCTGCTGTCGGTGTAACATTGTGGTGTTCTTCATAAACTCCGGGTACAACATGAACTGTTAACGGAGGAATTGTTTCACCGGTCACTTCATCTATTATAATTGGTTGTTCTTCTATTTTAGTGATGTTTTCTTTTGGTATTTCAATTTTATCATTTGCAACTTCTACATTTTGTGTTGGTATATCCGGTACTATTTTAATAATTTCATTTTCTTTATTGACAACCACTTTATTTCTTTGTTGTAATGACATATTTGCTGCTATCAATAATAACACAGCTAAAGGGTCAAATACAACCATTATCAGCAATATTACCAAACGAACTGCTTTATCAATACCATTGGCATCTTCGGTGCCATATACCATGTCACCAATATACTTAATGGGACCAACTTCGGCAATTAATTTATTTTCTTCTTTAAGAAGTGGTAATTTTCTTTTGTTGATATCTGCCAGTTCTTTTTGTGTTTGTTGAATTTGCCTATCAACATTGGCTGAAGCTGTTTCTGGATTACCAGCACGCTTCAGTAAATAATCTAAACGCTCTTTAGCAATTTTCTCTTGTTGATTGAGTGTCCGAATTTCAACAGAATTCACACCGGCTTCCATTGTGGAATCTATGTGAGCTTTAGACAAAAATCCAAAAATACCCATGCTTGTGATTATCATTAATATGACAACAGAGGATGTCAAATAAGATTTTAATAAAAGTGGGCAGGTTTTCCAATTACGATATAACCATGATGCAGTAACTAATTTACTCATTTCAAGAACCGAGCCCATGAAAACGATTGGCCAAAATGCGCCTGTGAAGATTGCAGCTAAACCAATAATAGAATAGTAAGCTGCAATACCTGATAGTAGTAGTGCCGATAATAATGTCAGTATGATTAGTATCATGAGAAGAAATCCTCTATCGAACTTGTTTTTTCTGTTTTCCAACCCATACAATCCAAAATTACTCTGATCGGATCTAAAAATGCTTTGTCGTATTGCATATCATAATCAATATACTCTTGTAATTCAAACTCTTTTGGTAGGCGAGATGGATATGAAATGACAGTATCTTTAAATGGGTTTGGCATTTTTAGGTAAGTAAACTTAACCTTTTCGCCTTCTTGTATGAGTGGATATTTTTTGGTTAGATTCTTTTGTTTTAGATTATGATTATAAAGAATAGCACCTTTAACATGAATTGGTGTTCCTTTTTTATATAAAGTTAAATCATCAGAATAAGTATTTAGACCATTAAGTCCACGAGGAAAAGATATTTCTTCTACGGGTAAAGTTTTAAATTCTTTTCTAAAATCCTCAATGAATTTGTGGATGTCATTCTCTGTGCCACTCACCATTAGTTGAATTGCTTGTTTCATTTTCTCACGAATGGCAGATGGCGTAGATGACTTAATCATTTCAAGACCCATAACTTTCATCTGTGGTTCTTTATATTGAACACCCTCATTATTGTATATGTTAAGGATGTATCGTTTTTTGGCTGTCCAGATACCTTTGTTGGATAGGCCTTCTCGTTTCATTTCCATTTTTTGCTGATACGCATGAACATATTCAGCCAGTTCTTGATATGACTTATCAATATATGGTTGAATCTTTTCCTCACAGATTTTATCCATGAGTGTTATAACTTTTTGTTTATCCGTGGTATCTTTAACAAATTTATTAACGAGTTCACCCATGCGGAGGTAAATCGAATCGGTATCAGAAGCAATAACATAATCGACATCTTTTGTGTCAAGTATCTTATTCATCCACTCATTAATTTTATTTTCAATCCAACGAATACTCAACTGACCAGCAGTAGTAACACCAAGGGCCATACGTAAATCATAAAAACGGAAATACTGAGAACCCAAAGCACCGTAAGCGGAGTTTAGAGAGACCTTTTTGGCCAACTGAATGTTATTGTATTTGGCAATTCGTTTTTCAATTTCATAGAGTTTGCTTGGGTCTTTTTCATTTTCATATTCCTGTTTTGCAGCCAACATCATCTTTTTAAATTTACTCCTATCTGTATACATTTCTTCCATCATCTTAGGTAAGAACCCCTGAATATCAGTACGGAAGAATTGGCCATTAGGTGTTAATGTTGCATTTTCTAATTTTGTTGTATCGATTCGTTTTTTCAAAAGCCTATCAACAGAAACGCCTTGTTCTAATACACCACGCATTTCATTTGTATAGTTTTCTGGTTCAATCAATGTTTCTGGTGAAATATTATATTGCATCATCAAATGTGGATACAAAGAGTTCAAATCAAACGAAGCAACCCAATCATGTAGACCAACTTGTGGCACTTTAACATAGGCGCCTTCAAACGCTGCATCTTTATCTTTAATCACTCGTGGTGGAACAATGATATCTTTATCACGCAGATAAGAGTATGTCAGAGCGTCCCACATACGAGTTTGTGCAAACACATCTTCAAAGTTTGATTTGGTGTCGTATGCAAGAGTTACTGCCAACTCAAGCAGTTTTAATTTATCTTCAAGTTTGATAATGAGTTCAACGTCTTTAATGTTATACTCAATAAATTTTTGATAGTTCAATCGATACAGAGTGTGAAGATTATCATATTCCTCATAGGCAATCTTACCTTCACCAAGTTCTACTTGTGCAATATTATCCAAACGATAAGACTCTTGTGACTTGCCGCCAGGTGCGTACCATTTGTATAGTTCGATATAATCAAGTGAAGAAACACCAACAAGAGTATAATCAATCAATTGCCGATTGTTTACATATGCTTTGCGTTCTGTGATGTAATTCCATGGTGATAGTTTCTTGGCTTCATCATCACCTAGAATTTTACGAAAACGATTAATGAGATATGGTATATCAAAGAATTTTGTATTCCAGCCAGTAATGATGTCTGGATATTTGTCTTTCCAAAACTCAAGAAATTTCTTACAAAGATTGTATTCATCTTTACAACGAATATAGATTTCACCTTCTTCAACTTGATATTCACCACAACCAAATACGATTGGTTTACCATTGAGAAATTTTAAACAGATTGCTGTGATAGGTTCGTTTGCTTCGTATGGATCAGGAAAGCCATTCTCTGAACCGACCTCAATATCAATTACAGCGATTGATACTTTTTCATAGTCATAGTCAACCATACCTTGATGTTGGTCAGCAATGAAAGCATATTCAAATCGAGTTTGACCATAAATTTTTGGTGCACCAGAAACACCTTCAAATTGTTTGATGTATTCTCTGGCGGCTTTGATTGATACTAGTTTTTTTTCTTCAAGATAATCACCTTCCAAATTTGTGAAGTTGGTGATTTGTTTAGATGGGAAAAACAAAGACGGAGCATATTCAACTCTTGTCTTTATTTTTTTACCGTTTTGAATGCCACGATAGAGTATAGTACCACCGATACTCTGAACATTAGTATAGAATGAACTCATTAACCTGTAATTAGTGTTTTGGTTGAAGGTACCACAAGGCCAGAACCAAAAATTGAATTATAATTATTGATAAAGTCTTGTGCCGGAACATAGGAGTATACTATATTCTTCTTGTTCAAGGCAACCGTGGCACCAGTCTTTTGTTCGGCATGAATGGGAAATGGTGCAAATCCAACATTAGGTTGGCCATCTTTACCACGAACAATGGCGATACCAACTGGATTTTCAATAACAAATTCTGTTTCTGATTCTGATTCAATTTCACCAAGAATTTCTTCTCCGGTAACAAGTTTTAGTGCTAATATTTTCATTTAGTATCTCCGAAGCATAAATAAGTATGTAGTTGAATTGAAATTATATCTGATTTATCACTCCATGTCAACCTGACATTCGGTATTCTTTATTATCTCCACCAATACAACCAAAAGAAATCAAATGTCTGACCCTATTGTTGCCGGCGCTCAGAGTGCCGTTAATACACTCAAAGCTGCTCAAGGAGCTAGTAAACAATTAAGCTCTGTAATTATCGATCAACAAGCGGATATGGAAAAAGCTGTTCAACAACAGCATGTTCAAAGATTGAAGGCCAAAGCTGAACAAGAATATTTGGCCACATTGGCTGAGTTTAGAGCCTACGAAAAATATCAAAAAGAAAAAGCTCACCAATTAAAAATTGATCAGTTGAAACTGGAAGCCATTAAAAAATATGGTAAAAATGCTTGGGCTGAAATTGAAGCAACCAAAGCAAAAATGGAAAAAGATAGAGCTGATGAATTAAAATACATGGACAAAGACAGACAAAAACAAGCTCAAGTTTTTTGGTGGTGCCTAACAGCGGCTGCTTTAGTAACATATTTTTTTAAACTATATAAGTTATAAATGAATATGCAACCAATAGTTTTTGTACTTGTTCTCATATTCTGTTTATGTTTAATGGTAATTGAATCGGGAGTGGTTAAATAGTTAAATAACAAATTGAGATGGAGGTATTATGAATAAATTACCGCAACTAATATTTGCGATTGTATTGATTGGTAGTTTGACTCTTATGGCACTAGAAGCTATATCTAAAATGTCCTAAATAAGTAATGTCAATAATAATTCATCCAATAGATTTTTGGGTATATCTTAT